GTTTTGGAAAAGGTAGTGAGACAAGTTGGTATCAGTTGTTCATACCGCCATCAAATGACAGGGTAATAAAGGTAAGAATATCTGACCACTTGTCTTCACCTTCAGAATGGCCACCAATTGAGGATAGCCTACCAAATAAAAGATATTCAATTGTGTTTTTCAATAGACATGGTATGAACATTCAGTATAAGCAGGGAGTAAAATATATAGATTGGAATACCTATACTGTAGAAGGCATTGATGTATGTGAACTTGTTATATACTGTGGGTTAGTTCAACAGTTATGGATATTCATCTATAAAGCATTGCTTTGCCTATACAATGGAGGAAAACCCGAAGATAACAAATTGACAGATTATATTGCAAGAATTGAGGCAGATAAAAGGATGTCCTAAAACGACATTATCTCACAATGGAACAGAACCATTGATAGAAATAACGAATCAAAAACAAACAAGAATATGAAAAAAGAATGTAATAAAACTAAATGAAAACACCCTCAGAAAGATTGTCGCTGAGAGTGTGAAGAAGGTATTGAATGAAAGGTTCTTCCCCGATACGGAAGAAGGTAACGCAGACTTCTTCGCTTATGAAAGGCAAATAATGTCAAGCATCAATGAATGTGATGATTGTTTATTGCTGGGAAGGATAATATCAAAGGCAGCGGGCAAAATATCCTCAATTTGTAGAGAACATAGAGATGAGTGGTCTCAAAAAGTGGGACAATGGGCTGAAAAGGTTTCTCGTGATTCATTTAGACTTGAAGAATGGTGATTAAGCCGCCATCTTCACATCCTCATAGGAACACACACATAATGCTTTCTGAAACATAGCAGCGAACCTCCGTGATTCGCTACTTTTTCTTGTATTCCACCTGAACACGGCCTCATTGATATACTGCTGCAAATACTCCACACTCACATAGTGATAAATACCAAAGATGCACCTCTTGAAATGTGCCCAGAATCCCTCCACACTGTTGGTGGTCACATCCCCACAAACATATTCCTTATTCCCATGATGAATAACACCATGCTTATAACCCTCTCTATCAAGACCACAATATGCTGCATGTTCATCAGTGAAAATGTATGCATTGTCAGCAATGAACTGCTTAATAATTGGCATTAAGGTCGCTGCCCTCGTGTCAGTAACCGCAATAGCCCTTGCTTCTCCATATCTTGCAACCATACCGAAAATAGGGGTTTTCGTCTTCGTACTCCTACCCTGCGTACCTTCCACCTTCTTGGATTCGTGCTTGTTGGATTCCCTTCCACCAAGATACATTTCATCAACTTCAACCAAGCCATCAAGTGCAATGTCATCGTATTGCTTGAACAGAGTACGAACCTTATGCAGAATGAACCATGCGGTTTTCTGTGTGATATGCAAGTCCCTTCCCAACTGATGGGAAGATATGCCCTTCTTATGGCTACTGATGAGATAGATTGCCATGAACCATTTTTGAAGGGAGATTTTCGTGTTCTGAAAGATTGTCCCCACAAGGCAAGAGAAACGTTTATGACAGTCACCGCACTTGAATTGATTATCTCCATTGGAGCATCTATAAATGTGAACGGAGCCACAGAAAGGGCATACAACGACTTTACCCCATCTTTGTTCAGTGATGAAATCACGGCAACGCTTTTCACTGTTGAAGTGATTGACAAGAGAGATAAGGGAATCGAAATGTTCATGTTCAAGTTCAAGTTTCATATCCATTGGTATTTGTCTATTTATACCATCAGGATATGGTTTTATTACAAAAAAGTCCAGACTTTTTCGTCTGGACTTCAATTATTTACGATGGATTTGGTGTAAACAGGTATATCGTTCCCTAATGAATACCATCCCAAGCATCACCAATATCATCTGGCGTTCTTGTTCCAGCAACAAACCTACCCATCATTTTATCTCGATTTTTTAGTTCTGCCCCCGTTCAAAACTTTTTTCTGTTATTTGCGTCTAGTGCCATTTGTGTATCATTAGCAGCGCCAATTTTGTCTACGGTTGCATTTGGTTGTATGGCTGATTGAAATCTTTGGCCGTTGTCAAACTCATCCCAAGAACGTTCATTTTCAAATGATTTAAGCATATCTTCATCATTCATTTCTTTCAAAACTTTCTTTACACTTTCAGCAACAATTTTAGTAATTTTTTCTTCGTTCACTTGAATTGGTTCCTCTTCAATACCAGGTACTGCCATAGCATCTTCAATAGCATCATGAAGAAGTTCCATGTCTTCTTCGTTAAGAGTATCAAGATGGTATCCCATTCTTTGCGCTACGTCTTGCCACCTTATTTCTGTAACGCCGTCATTCATCTCGTCAATCACTCTTAATGCATCATCAAATAGGTGTTCGTAATTCAAATCATTTCCTTCATAATCAGTTGCTGGTTGTACAGGTGAAATAAATTCCATTAATGTTTTTTTAACACATCCTGTTACCATATTTCGTAGTTGTGCCTCGTTCAATTTAACTTGCTTTTTCATATTTGATGTTTGTATATTTGCTTATTTTCTTATAAATAGTTGATACTTTGTGTTTACTTTTTGATTGGAAAACGTTTTTTTATAGAAAAACAAAAGTATGGATAAGTATTTTGATAAACTAAAAGATGAAAACTATAGAAAATATATCGCGCCAATTATGTTTGCTGATAGAACTTTAAAAATTGCAGAGGCTTTTTTATCGGATAACAGTAAATATCAAAAACAAAAGTTTACGGGCTTATACGAATACCAGAAAGAGTTTTTACTTAACTTATCATCAGACAAGGATTTTGTTGTAAGAAAGCCAAGGTGTTGTGGTGCTACTGTTTTGCTTGCAGCCCATATTGCAAATAAAATCATAAGTAGAGACTATGGCATTACAGATTCTGGGGAAGAATGTTTGAACATTATGATGGTATTTCCTAATCAACAAACAATTGCAGCCTTTATAAACATACTAAAGCAATGCTTAGATTTGTCAGACTATAATGGCTCTGTAAAAAGATTTGACCAAAAAGAATATGTAGATATGGCAGGAAGCATCCACATTAAGTTTGCGAGTGCTTTATCTGATATTTACCCTAAATTGTGTTGTTTTAGGGTTGACGAGTTTTATTTTGATGAATATGCTTTTATGGATAAAAAATTAGTAGAAGACACATGTATGCTGTTACCAAAAGCGAGAAAAGTTTTTATCACGACACCAGACAAAACATTAAGCGTTGACGTTAAAAATATCGTATCAAATGACCATATTTTTCAAAATATCTGTTGGTATGAAGTTCTAAAATATAGGGAAAGTGGCATTTGGGCTTACAAAACAGAAAAACTAACAAATCCAACAAAGAAAGAAATAGAAGAAAGGATTAAAGATGGATGGGAGATAACGTCTCCAGAATTTCAGAAGTTCAAAGAGATTCTTGGTGCATCTTTTATAAACGAATTAAATGATTATACATATGGAAGAAAAGAAAAAAATTAGAGTGCTAGCTGTCCCTTCAGATGAAGGTGGTTGTAAGTATTGGAGAGTGGAGCGCCCACATTTAAAATTACAGGAAATGTTTCCTGATGATTTTGATGTCGTAATTCAAAACCAAGTGGATTGGACAAACTTGGATTTTATCAGTCAATTTGATATCATCACAGTGCATAAGGGTCTTTTTGGTGGAAATGGTCTTTACGATTATAGAAATGCTGTAAATTATTGCAAAAAGAACAACATAGTAACCATCATTGACGTTGATGACTATTGGCATCTTGGACAATTCCACCCAATGGATAGACAGAATAAGATTACCAAGTCACCAGAGAATACAATCCAAAATTTACAAATGGTAGACTATGTAACAACAACAACACCGTTGTTTGCAAACGAGATTAAAAAGTTCAATAAAAATGCTTTTGTATTCCCTAACGCTGTGGATACAGAAGACCATCAATGGGACCCTGATTACTCAAAATCAGATTTGATTCGTTTTGGCTTTGTAATGGGTTCTTCACATGAAAGAGATATGGAACAATTCGTTGGTGTTGTCAATCAACTCCCAAAAGACATCTTCGAAAAAATTCAGATTGTCTTGTGTGGTTATGACCTTCGTGGAACAATCACCATGATAGGACCAGACGGCCAAATTACTGGACAAAGAAACATTACACCAGAGGAATCCGTATGGTATCGTTATGAAAAAATCGTTACGGATGATTACAAAGTCTGTGACCCACAATATACACAGTTCTTGAAAATGTTTATGCCAGATGCACAATATCCTGGCGTAGAAACTAAGCACTATCGTAGAGAGTGGACAAAGGGGTTGACATCATTTGGAACACATTACAACAACCTTGATGTGTTGATGGTTCCTCTTGATGCAAACAAGTTCAACTATCATAAGTCAGAGTTAAAGATTGTCGAGGCTGGGTTCAAGAATAAAGCAATTATTCTATCAAATTATGGCCCATATACCATTGGAACTAAGAGTATATTCAAGAAAGGTGGTGATATTGATGAAACTGGAAACTGCGTTTTGATTGACCCTCTAAAGGCTCATAAAGATTGGGCTAAGGCAATCAAGAGATTGGTACAAAAACCAGAATTGATTGATTTACTAAAGAAAAATCTTCACGACCACGTGAAGGATACCTATAATTTGGAAACTGTCACGAAGAAACGTGCAGAGTGGTACAAATCTATTGTTAAGCGTTAATCTTGTTCTTATTTTTTGTTTTGTGAAAGTGGTGGACAAATATTTGTTCGCCATTTTTGTTTTTATAACAGAAAAACCATATCTTTGATAAAAATCTTGTAATATGAATGAAGAAAATGAAAATAGAAAAACAATAGAAAGATTGTTAGGATATATCCTTGGTTTTTTCGTTGAATGTTGGATTGTTATGCTTTTATGGAATTGGCTAACCCCAATGTTTGGCATGAACGTTCAATTAACATACTGGCAGTCATTCGGACTGTTGGTCCTTTGTAGTTATCTTTTTAAAAATAATCTATTAGAGTTATAAATATGAAAGTAAGAGTAGTTAACAAATCAGATTATCCACTTCCAAAATATCAAACATCATCATCCGCTGGTGTTGATTTAGTAGCAAACATTAACGAACCCATCCAACTTGAGCCAATGCAAAGAGAATTGGTTCCAACGGGTTTATTCATGGCACTTCCAGAAGGAACGGAATTACAAATTAGACCAAGAAGCGGCCTTGCACTGAAACACGGCATAACCGTTTGCAATACACCAGGAACAGTTGATGCTGATTACCGTAACGAGGTAAAAGTAATTTTAATAAACCTTTCAACAGAGCCTTATATTATACGTCCAGGAGAAAGAATTGCACAAGCGGTACTCCATGCATATAGCAAAATTGATTGGGAAGAAGTAGATAATTTAGAAGAAACTGACAGAAAAGGTGGCTTCGGTTCAACTGGTAAGTAATTATTTACCTGCAATAAATACGCCTCTTGTTAATACAAGATACACAATAAAAAATGTTAACCCAGCGTTTTATGCACATTTTGTGGTTGAAGACAATCAAATAGGAAAAATATTAACATCAATGCCAAACACAAACATCTACAGGAGTTACATTATAACAGGTTCTTTTGATGAGTTACTTAAAGCATCATCCGCTATAAATGAAAACGCAAATGATGCATTTATAAAAAACTTGACATCTGTGTTTAATTATCTTCGTGATAATAACATAAATACAGACGAGTTTCAAGTTTGTGATGGGATTGACATGAGTATTGTTATTGTCGCTGTTGTGTTAGTGGCTTCATTAAGATGTCCAGATTGTCTTATTAAAAACGGTAAAAAGTTTTACGACTATGTGGTTGGACGTGTTAATAGTCATAAAGAATATTACATATTGGTGACATCAAAAATACAAAATCGTGTGATAAGTGTATTTGATGCCATCGTTCAACCGCTATGTGAAGAGGTTGTTGAAATATTGAAAAATGGGGAGTGAAACACTCCCCATTTTTATGCGTATCTATTTGTGACATTGCTTACCACTGTGAAGTGTAAAGAATCTTTATAAAATAGTGTTTCTTTTCCTTGTAGGACTTTAATATCCACGTAATATTTGTTTGGTATCAAATCTGCGGTGTTGATTATGAAATAATTGTTTAGGAATGATTTTTCGATAGGTTGATATCCCCCAAAAATGTCTATTTCTCTATTGGCATCTTTTACATACAATCTGTAGAAAGCATTAACAGTTGTTTCTCTTTTATCAGTTGTATATTTTCTTCTCATATCAACTATAATCTCTCTGACTTCTCCTATGCCAATCTTTTCGTCATCGTTTATGCCGTAAATTGACGGTACTATTCTTGGAACAGATATTTTACCTTGCCCAATTTGGAAGTAGAACTGTCTTGGAAGTGCCACAAATTCCATAACAACATCACTTTGTTTAGTGCCGTTAAAAACAATGTTACTCCAGATATCTTCATATATCATTTCTGGTGTGTAATTTGAGCTTTCCTCAGCAGACACAGTTGTGTAATATACACCCTTAGTTGCTTGTTTTACCGTCCCAATATTACAAGTTGGTAGTTGGTCCAAGTTTTCAAGTTTCCCGTTGATGTATGAATACAAGTATAATCTGTTCTCTTTACCAACATAGAACGATTCTCTATCATCAGATATAACCTCGTCATACACCACCTCTACATACGGATGGAAAAATGTATTTGTGTGGTCAGTAAAAAATCCAACGTATTGACCTTTATCTGTTTCTTTATTTTCCAAGGTTGGTGTTAAGCACAGCATAATACCATTGTTTTGTGCATCACCGTTCACAAGACTTTTCACAAAATCCGTAATTTCAATGTTCAGCATTTCATCACCAAAATCAAAGTGTTGTGTACCAATAACAATTGAGTTTTCGTCATTCAAGAATTTTTGATATTCTTCCATAATTGTTTCGTCAGAATACACACCATTTGCTGGCCATTCTTCTTCGTTTGTTGCTTGGTATCAGTTACTACCTTTTACTGAGAATGAGGCATTACCTTCAAGAAACACTTCTTTTGTGAAATTGTACCCTCTACCTTCATCAAATGCTTTTGGTAAACTCAATGCAAGTACCGTAAAGGAAACGGCTCTTTCTTTAATGCCACAATATGGAGCCTTAAGATTTTTATCATAAGGTACACCATCTATTGCAGCAGCATTTGTCATATGCAATACACAATATACTTTATCCAAGTCTGTGAATGTTTTATCTTCAACCAACGATACAATCTGTCTTTCATCAAAGTGCAATAAAATTCTGGTTACGATATTTCCGTAATTCAATTCAGCAATAGGATTAAGACCTGTATTGGCTTCACTATCCTTTAATATTGTGTTGCATTTATCTAAAAAAATGTGTCTAACCATTATAACAAGTATTTCTATATAAATAGTTTTACTGGTGAAAAGTTAACCAATATTGTCCGATTCTTTATGTAACTTATTTAATATTATACATTTATCTTTTCTATCACAAAGCCATTATTGTCCGATTATCGGTCAAGTTTAACAAAAATTTGACTTTTTCAAAAAAATCATTATATTATATAAAAACCAACACAACATGAAGAAAATTGCAACGAAAATAACAATACCAAATGATAATTTTAAACTAAAGATAGGCACTTTGAACAAGAAAAACCCAGTATCCTTCTACATTGAGGGAAATACGTATATAACACCATTAAATGAAGAAAGGGGATATTCTAAACAAATTGAATTAATAAAGCAAACATTTAGGAAAGAGGTATCTGATATAGTTAAACAAAGTTCACTTGTTGAAAACTTCTACATATTGAACTTTGAAGTAGCCAGTGACAGAATTAAATGTAATAAAAAGTCATATCTTAATTTCGAATGTTATTTTAGGCAAAAATCAGAAATCCCAAAAAGAGTGAACATAATAAAAGATGAGGATTCTGATTTAATACAAAACATAACAGAACAATTGCATCGTGAACTCTTAAAAAACAACTTTATTCTGGCCAAAAACAAAAAGTAAAGTATTTATATGAAAAGCACCGATGATACAAGAGTTTTTCATAAGAAGAAATAGCACCGTTCCATATCTTCGTATGGAGTTGATTAACGATGGGCGTTATGATTTCCATAGGTCCATGTTATTCAATAATGCTATACAAGATGCAACGATAACCTTTTCAATGTGGGATGCAGAAACAGGAATACTTAAAGTATCAAACGAGCCAGCCGAAATTGTTGAGGCAAATAGCGAAGGGTGCGAAGAAAAATACATAATCCAATATAGGTGAAAAGAAAGGGATACGAGAAAACCAGGTATATACGAAGGGGTATTTAAGATTAATTTCAGGGGTGATATTATCGAAGATGGTGTGGAATATCCAGAGGGTATTTTAAAAATGCCAATACAGGAAGACCTAATGATTTATGTAAGATAAAATTCTTCAATAAAAAAGAAAGCCGTAAGAGAAATCCTACGGCTTTTATTTTTTACAACGCAATCAATATATAAATAGTATTGATTTTTTTTATTTTTTGTGTTATATTTTCTAAAAAAGGATATTTATGAAACTGAAAAATTTAAGTATGCGAGAGTTGATAGCATACGAGCAGGGTGCAAGAATTATCTGTGGAAGATACGAAAACGACATTAGAAATAATGAAATACAAGGAAAACCAGATAAAACCGCTTATGATGAGTTTAATCGCTATAACAAAGCTTATATGGCGATTATTGATACGATAAAAGAAATGTTAGAAGATATAGAATACTAATGAAAAAAACAAACAAAGTAAAATTAGCGTTTGCTGCTTTATTTCACGGAATGAAAGGTGGCGAGGAAACCGTAACGAAAACGAATGACTCAACATCGAAAGTTCAAGAAGTTGGTGGTAGTGGTGTATTTAATGATTTCGCTGAACAAAAAGAAACTGAACAGGTTCAGGAAATGAGAGATAAATATTATCGCGTTTTTAGGGAGGCAGACAATTATGTTGTTACGGTTACAGGGTTCGAAAAGCCAAAGGGTGACGAGGACGAAAAAGATTTACCAGAAGATGCAATGTTATTTGCAACGGCGGTAAAGAAGGACCCTGTAAACTTGGATGAAAGAAAAGATATACTAAAAACAGAAGATTATAATGTTATTATCATCCAAGATGCAAAAGATTTTGAAATAGACGTGAACTCTCAATTAGAACACATGTCGGAACTTGTAAAAGGAACTATGATAGGAGAAAATGAAACATTTCTCTTTAACATCGAAAGAGATTTTACGCCAAAATTTTTGATTGAAAAATATATTAGAAAGGCCGTGATTAAGCAAAACAAGAAAAACAACACATATCTTCTTGACTTATACTTTTCAGAATACACAAGACAATTTTGGAAAATTGATAGTTTGTTCATTGCGGAACTAAAAAGAATCTATGATTCACAAGATAAAAGAAATGAAATGTTTGATTTTGAAAACATATCATTCACAACGAATAAAGCCGCTGGCATAGGAGAGTTATACAACATAAAGTGTATCAATAGAGGTCTTTCAAAGGTGGATATTTTTGATGGAAATTATGTTGCTGAGTTCAGCATTGACTATGAAATTGATGATGCTATTGAAAAATATAAAACGAAAGAGTTAAACGAAAAATATTTGACAGGAGCACCTAAAAGCAAGACAGCAGATGCTGCCGTTTTTGACAAACTAATGCGAGAAGAAAAAAATAACAAACACTAAAAACAATATGAAATGAAAATTGCAATTGACATTAATGACGTGTTAAGGAACTTCACGATAAACTTTGCAAAATATTATATCCAACATTATGACCATACATTCGATATGGATGATTTCAGTCAATTCACAAATGACTTGGAAATACTATTTCCATTCAAGACTAAAAGGGCTTTTGAAGTGTTTACGTATAATGATTACGCTTATGAGTTGTTTGGTTCATGTCCTACATGTAACAATAGACTGGCTGGTTTGTTTAATGATTGGTTGCTAACAAAAGTACCGAACTATGATACGGAAGAGCCTATTGAATTCATCATCGTATCACCAAAGGAATATGGCTTGTCAATTCCTAGTACTTCATTCTTCCTAGCTAAAATTGGATGTAAAATTAGAGAATACTATTACCCCACAGATTCTCTTGAAATTTGGGATAAGTGTGACGTGTTGATTACAGCTAATCCAGATTTGTTGAATAATAAGCCAGAAGGGAAAGTTGCAATCAGAATTGAAAAAGAATATAATGAAGACTGTCCTTATGATTTAACATATATTAACATGATGGCATTTTTAGAAGAAAGTAATAACATTGAAAAAATTATTGAGAAATATGGGAACCGATAGATTCGTTGTTTATGACAACAAAAAATATGCGTTTGATTTGAATAAAATTAAAAAGTTTTGTGTTGTATCAGACAAAGAAACGGGTAAAGAGACGGAGGTTATTGAGGCGTATGAACTTGATACCGATGAAACAACGATGAAAATGACATCGAAAACGTGTCGTGACGTAAAAGGTGCTGGTAATCCTCAAAACGATACTATTATGTATGATTTGGTTAAAATGTTTATACTTCCGCTCGTCACCAACGAGCAAACATTTCTTGCAGATGGTGCAACAATAACATCTGAGTTCTCAATTGCCCTTTGCATTAACACGATGCTCGAAATGGGATTTTTATATGAAATAAATTAAAAACAATATAGACAATGACTAAAGAAGAAAAAATTAAAGCGCTTGAAAATATTAAAGAAAGTGTTGACAGATTAGACAAGAAAGATTTCACTTTCTTCTTCTTTGTGATGGACACAAAAGGCAATCCATCTGGAAGTTTGGCATACATTTATCGTACTGCCTATGCTTTGAAGGAGTTTGGTTATAATGTCATGATGCTTCATCAAGAGAAGGAGTTTGTTGGTGTTGAATCATGGCTTGGTGAGAAATATGCCAGTTTACCACATGTAAATGTGGAAACGGACAATGTGGAAATTAGACCTTCCGACTTCTTATTCATTCCAGAAATTTATGCAAATGTAATGTCACAAACAAAGAATCTCCCTTGTAAGAGGATTGCAATTTTCCAAAACCAATCCTACTTAACTTCAACAATACCAGTTGGAGTTACTTGGGACGATATGAATGTGAGAGAAGTGGTAACAAATACAAGAACGAATGAGGCTGTCATTAAGAAATATTTTCCTAACATTACTACACATGTTGTAAGTCCAGCAATTCCAAACGTATTTAGGGAATCAAAAGAGCCACAGAAACTTATTATTAACGTTGTTTCAAAAGAACAAAGCAATGTTGATAAGATTATCAAACCGTTCTACTGGTTGTATCCAGTTTATAAATGGGTATCTTTCCGTGACGTTAGAGGACTTCCAGAGGAAGTTTTAGCAGAAGCACTTAATACCGCTGCAATCACAATTTGGATTGATGATGAAACAGATTTTGGTTATACCTGTCTTGAAGCATTGCGTAGCGGTACAATCGTACTTGCAAAAATTCCAGACAACCCAACAGACTGGATGATTAAAGATGATGGAACGTTGATTGACGGACCAATTTGGTTCAACAACATTAAAGACCTTCCACAAATTATTTCCAGTGTAGTTAGAACGTGGACACTTGACAATATCTCAGATGAAATCTACAAGGATTCCATGAAAACAAAGGAATTATACACGCCAGATAATCAAAAGGAAGAGATTGCAGATGTTTACTTGAACGACATTAGATTTGGTAGGAAAAATGAACTGCAAAAAGCATACGAATATTTTAGTAATGAGTTAAATAAAGAAAAATAATATGAAAAATCTAACAGTAATTATACCAGTACATATTTTTGATGACACAGTGCACGGTCTTCTTGAAGAGGCCGTTGACAGCATCGTTGAACCTACGAACATTATTATCGTGGCTCCTAAAAAGGTATTATCAAAGATTCAGGAAATAGAAAAATTTGGAAAACACACGGGTATTGAGTTCGTTCAATCCACGAAAGATGATTTCTGTAGTCAAGTAAATACCGCCCTTAAATATTGCCAAACCGACTACTTTACTGTTCTGGAATATGATGATAAGTTTACACCTAACTTCTTTAAGAACGCTAAAACATACACAGAAGCATATAAAGACGTGTTTGGTTTCTTATCGCTTGTTGAAGCTATCGACTACGAACATAAGGACGCTGGGCCAATAGGTTATATCAATGAGGTGTTCTGGGCAAGTTCATTTTCCGAAGTCATTGGCTACCTTGATTTAGATTCTGTTATGAATTTCTTATCAATCAACGTGACAGGTGCTATTTTCAAAACAAAAGAGTTTATTGAAATTGGAGAGTTGAAGCCGTCAATTAAAATCGCGTTTTGGCACGAGTTTTTATTGAGGGCAATCCATAAGGAAAAGAAATTGTTCGTTATTCCAAAGGTTGGATACATACATACAATAAACCGTCCAGACAGTTTGTCTGATATTTCCCAGAAAACAATCTCTCAGGAAGAAGCGGAATGGTGGGTTGAATTGGCACAACAAGAATATTATTTTGTTAAAGACAGAAAGAAAACCTACGAAAAACAATAAGGAATTACCATGCGAAAAGGGGGTATATCATTATATCCCCTTTAAACATCACGGTAAGACATTGTAAAATGTGACGTAGGAAAGTGTATTGAAATAATACAGATGATGATTGCATAGGTTTTCCATCCAAATACACATAGGATGAAAAATGGCAAAAAGAGGAAGAAAATCTACAAAAGAAAAAAATGGCTACTATTTTTATGACGCAGAAGAAGAAGCAGTTGTAAGGTACATTAATAGTAACGATAAAGAGGAAAAGAACCAGATATACAATGAGGTTTTAAAGCCAGCGTTTGATAAAATGATTAACTCAATCATTAGACGCTATAAACTTTATGTGCCAGATGAAGAACATCAACACACATTTGATGATACGTTGTCATATCTGTTATCGAAAATTGGAAACTTTAACCCAGACAAGGGAAAAAAAGCGTACTCATATTGCGGCACTATCGTAGTAAATTATTTGAAAAGTAAACTCACAACACTTTCAAAACAACAACAAAGGATTTTACCATTTAATGATGTTATGGAGGAAGTTAATAACGGGTTCGATTATGATTTAGACGAAACAAGTTCCGAAGACCTCGCCGCCAATTTAGTAAACTCAATTTCTGTTGAAATTAAAACTATGATTAGTCACGCTGAGGAATATGGTTTAACTGAAGGTGAAATAAAAACTGGTATTGCAATATGTGAATTGCTAGAAAATTGAGAAAAAGTTCTTGATATTGAAAACGAGAACACCAGTAAGAAATTTCGCAAAAGTCGTGTATTGCTATTCTTAAAAGAAGAAACCATGATGACAACAAAAGAACTCCGTGACAATATGAGGAAATATAAAAAAGCTTATGAAATCCTTAAGGAGAACATGGTAAAATAGAAAAATTGTACTAAACTATTTATATACAAAAAGAAATGGTAAAAGATGATATAAAAATACGTCTCAAATCTATTGAGAAAGTTGAGCAGGTTTTGCAAGAAAGTTACGATTTAACTTGTAAAGAAATCAATGAAATTCAGAATGAAATGAACAAGTTAATGAACTCTTCATCTCTTGCTAACCTAACTATGGAAGATAAAGCCAGATACGCAAAAGCAATGCATGATTTTATTGGTGATAAAACAAAAGCCATAAATCTAAAATTCGAAATCGCAAAGTTCATGGGTGAGATTATTAAGCATAACGGAGACCTTGGAAAAACGGTTAATGATATGAACAATGTTAAAGCAACCAAAATGGACTTGAGAAACTTAAGGTCTGAAATTAACAAAGTCATTAAAGAAGAGGGTTCTGATAGTACGACATATAACACTAAAGATAAGGAATAACAATGGACGAAGCAACCAGTGAAATTTTGGCTAGATTGGGCGTAATGCAAACGCTTGTTGAAAACTTTCCTCTTGGAATATTGGACCAGTTTAAAATTAAAACTTATAAATCTGGTTTCGAGTTCCTTGTGGATTGTTTACAAGCTATTAATATTAACGATAAGGAAATATTCAGCTTTATATTAACCGATATTATAGGTGTCAATTTTTCAATGGATGACTTGGACTTTGGAAAACTTAATGAATGGGTTAAGAATTTACAGGATGAAGACTTGTGGGATTGTGCTTTTTTGAATGGACTTGATTCTGTTGTAAAATCTTTGATTTCTCTTGTCCTATCTGAAATCTATAGTTGCTCAATACATCCGAAGATTAAAAGAAGTTATATTACAGATGGTGTTAACTGTCCTGTCAATACAATAGACTTAACTAAAATGTTAGATATCTGTCCGACAACAGATGAAGGTAAAAGACAATATAACAATATTGACGAATCGACAACACCAAGTAGTTTGAAAGACGCTATTGATTTGAACGCTTTCATCTGGTACACCCTATACAAAGCAAACCAACATGAAGACCAGGAATGGACAAATAGAAGGGTTGGACACAATGATACGAATAATCCAGACGAGGAGAAAACTATCTGTACGTTAAGTAATGAAAATTACTTGGATATAAAATTAAAAATCGGTGAAGATTATGCTGGTAAGTCATTGTATCGTTTTAATAAAGATTATCTTGACAGCATCAGGATTTTTTCACCTAAGCGCTTAATAACTGGGCTTTTTGAAAACTTGGTGCTTGGCTTGCCATCACCAAATATTAATTTGAGTTATGGGTACACAGATATATTAACACAAGCGATGCTCAATAAAATAATCAAAAACGTGATAACGGTTGACGACACAGAAGTCAATGATTGTTTTTATACTTTCACAAATGATGATTGGATTCAGATGATGGAAGAAAATGAGTTGAGCAAATATAACGCTAGGTATGGAGAGACACAAACAGGTATAGGCGTTCAAGTAAATAAACAAGCGGTAATTGATGGACTTAATCAAGCGTCTTCTGCCGCTACTCTCTATGAAAAACGGGATATTATTGAAAAAACCTTGTATGATGTATCTGTTACGCCAGCAACAGATGGTATGATAGAAACAAAGTCTACGTGGGAACTATCATTTAACGAGCATTGGCTTTCTAACATAATCATAAACTTAATCAACCCAATTGTTAAAAGCGTACTGTCACCAAAGGTTATGCTGCTAATCATTGCAAACTATGAAATGGCAGGGTTGGTTAACGCTGCGAACATGAAGTTCGACATGTTCTATTTCCTTGAGTTCATTAAGAAGAAACTGATTGGCTTTTTAGTTAAATTGATTGTGAAAATTAAAGATATTATCATAAAAGCTTTGTTGAAGTTCTTTAAGAACAAAGTTTTGCCTTTGATTTTAAAATGGGCTGAAATGCGTCTTTTGGAACAACTTGAAGGATATCTTGCTGCACTGTTGGAGGCGTTAGAATGTGTTAAAATATTTGATATTTTTGGACATAAAAACATACTCACTGCCATTGATGACGTTAATTACGCAGACATTATACAAACAGAAAAGGTAATACCAGATTCTGATAACACTTGTTAATATAGAAGAACAATGAACATTACAGATATTATTAAGAACATTAAAGGTATGTTCAGCGGTGCAGTATCACCAGCTGAAGGATTACCAGCATTATTGCTATATTGTACCACACTGAAAAGAACTGGTGCTTCTCCTATGGAAATGACTTCAGAGGCAATACAAGAATATGCGAAGATGGGAATACCAATCGGCCCAAACCCTGATGGCTCACAGAATTTACATAACCTAGAAACATATGTAATTTTTAACACTATTTGTAAAAACTTTGGTATTAATGGTGTTAGCCAGGGCGTTATACCAGCAGGGGGTTTAACTGTTATTGGTACAGGTGGAAACGCTGGTGGCCCAGTTACTGTCACATCAACAAATCAAATGCCAATTACTTTTAAAACAATACCGTTAATAAGTTTCAAAAACAAAGCACTTTAGTATGGTTAAAAAAAACATTAAGGATTTATCAAACTCAGAAATTAGGGCTTATCAAGAAACGTTGAAAAACGAGTATGAGGCAACAAAAAACAAAATACAATCCCTGATTGATGAATTGGATGCTATGGATATAGAATACAACAAAACGGAAGAAGAATTGAATAAAAGAAAAAACTTTGTTATATAAACAATGAAAGACAACGACATAGTAAGGGTGTGTGAGGTTATCAGTGTTAAGGATGATGATGGCATGGATAGAATCAAAGTCAGAATGAGCCCTGAGGATAATGCCAGAACAAATAAAGAGTTGATTGAAGACAATAACAATTATGTCTTTCCTCTTCTCCCAAAAGTATTTTTTGTTAAGCCAAAAGTAGGGGAATGTGTTTTAGTTATCGCCGCAATATCAAATAACGGCGATACACAACGTTATTATATGGGGCCTGTTTTGTCGCAGCAAAATAAAATAAACTTTGACCCGTTTGAAACTGACGCAAGGTCTATTTTTAGAGGAAGTCAATATGCCCCCATGAAATCTCCATATTATGATAACGGTGATTCAGAAGGTTCTTTCCCCGACGATGAAGATGTTTATATTACTGGAAGAAGAAACGCAGACATTCAAATCAAGGAAGAGGATATTAGACTTAGATGCGGTGTAAAGAAAGCAACGTGGACTAATAAACAGAAATTCAAATTCAACAATACTGACCCAGCATATATTCTTCTGAGATACTATGATTTAGGACTTAATAACAGTACTAAAAGAGAAGATAAATGTAATAGTGTGGCAAATATAGTTGCCGATAAAATCAACCTAATAGGAACAAACTCAAAACATCATTATCGCGTAACGGATACTGATAAATTAATAACTGACGAGGAAATGAAAAAAATCATTGAAACCGCACATCAATTGCCATATGGTGATAAATTGGTTGAGTTTTTGGATATCTTCAGGAAAGCGTTCTTAAATCACACACATAGTCACTATTTACTTGCTCCAATAAACGACCCAAGTACAATCCCACAACTTGAGGGATTTGAATTGAAAACAATGTTATCTGATACAGTTAGAATTAACTAAATGTTGGTAATAGATTTTTACCAACACCATATAAGACGTTGTTAATAGCAGCATCTAATTTCATTCTACCCCTCTCTCTTACACATCCAACAAGGAAGCAGAATTCAAGGGCTGGAATACCATCCTTGTAGTTTTTCAATGCGTCTATTTTCTGATATATTTCTGGCGCTACTTTCGTAAAGATGTTATAGCACCTAACAAATTCGTTGTATATATTCGGCCAGTATTTCAGTTTTTCTTCAATGGATTTCATTTCTTTTGGCGAAATAAAATCTTCGTGTGTTTTTAAATTTCTAAACCTTGCCAACAAATCTTTACCAACACCCGTTTTTTCAATCATAACCCTTATAATACTATCCAATTCGTCTCATTCATTTGCAACACCTTTTCCAATAGGGAACCTCTCAATTCCACAATATTGGAAAACCACGTGTTCCAATATATTGTCCATTGTTAAGCCAAACTGTGAGTTATTTATGACACCCATGAACCATTTTTCTCCGTTATCAGATAATGTTACACCGTATTTTTCTTCGAAATGCTTTAACAAAGAAGCACTATTCGTTGAAGGAAAATGATTTTCAACGTTCTCACAAATGATTTTGTTGAGCTGGTTTTCTGTGATTTTAATAGTTTTCATGGTTTTCATTATTACAATTCACCAAGTATTGGGAAGTTTTTCTCTACTCTTTTTGTCAACTGTTGTATTTTTGCTTCGTAATTAGGGTCTTGTGCGTATCTGTTGTTCTGGTAGTTGACAAAAGAATTTTTACCAGAAATCAAATCACTATATTTTTTACCGTCTCTAAGATAATCCTTTTCTATAAGATTTAAAAACCCATCAATGCTATCGTCTTGTTTGTCGTATGTCACTCTGTTCGTCCCATCATCATAGCTTCCAACAGAAAAAGGACTGTTAGTTTTTCTGGCTCTCTTTGTCATACCGAAACAACTTTCTTGGTGTAAATGTGCAAGTAAATTGGAAATTTTAAAATTGTGTTCGTGGCATTTCTTCACAATTTCATATGGCGTTAGTTGTATGTCATTTGGGTTATAACCGTTTAATGCTACTACACTCCTCATATACTCATCAACAGCAGCCACTTGGTCATTAAACTTTTGAACATCAAATGTATTCTCTTGTTTGTTGGCATCCATTTTATTGTTGGTGTTTACTATTTTGTTATTAAAAAAATTATAGATTTTCGCTTTATCAGCATCATTTAAATTAAAAGTAACAGCAAGAGCACCAACAACAGACCCTACTTTTACACCGTTTTTGATATATTTTCAACCATCCTTTAAGGCTTCGTTGAAATTCATCCCGTTAAATGCCTCACAAAGAAGTTTCTCCTCGTTTTCTCTTAAAACAAGTTCATTAAGTTGTGACTGTGATAATCGGACTGTTTTTGCCATTACTCAATACTTGAAATTTCTATGAGATTGTATAAGTCGTTATTTACCGTATCTGGGTTATATACTTTCTTGTCGATTCTCTCAATAATAGTGTTGATTCTTTCTAAAGAGTCATTGTCACCAGTTTTTTCAAAACCCATTTTTGTTTCGTTAAGTTTGTTGATGCACTGTTCTTTATATTTGTTAAAGATATTTTCTTTGTCATCATTTGAAAACACTTCCTTTACTAACGTTACAACATCATCGTCCAATAATTGTGAATATTTAGCGTTAAAATCCTCCATCAAATTATCAGTAAGTTCATCAACGTTCTTACTTTCTTTAATTTTGTATCCTGCCCCTTCCAATATGTGTTTTTTAACCGTAGATAGTCTGGAGTTATATTCCGCTAAGTTTTTAGGCGTTTTTCTGTTAAACATAATAAACTCCACTGAATCGTAGAATGGAGCGTTGTTGTTTAGTACAATGTTGTTTTCACAAAGTTGTCTGTATGCGTCACTAAAAATTCCAGCAAGTTTAGAAAGTGATTTTGAATAAGTGTCTTTATTGATATTGCCTATCAATGAAACTGCTTCGTTTAAGTAAGCGTTCACGTCACAATCTTTATCAGCTTTTCTAACACATTCATACATTTGATGCATTTTCGTTAAATCCTTACTTTCTTTAATGCATTTAATGTATTTGTTTATTGTAGCACGTCCCTTCTTTGTTTTGAATAATTCTTCAGATAAGTTTTCAAAATTCTCCTTGATATACCCAAAGTTTCTATCTTTAAATGAACTGATGAATGTATCTGTTATGATTTGTTCAATCTGTTCGTTAATGATTTTGTTAATTTCATTCTTGAAATTGTTTGCTTCGTTAACGGTCTTTAGATTTTTAATTTCTTGATATATATTCTTTTCCATTGTCAATATTTTTATATAAATAGTTATTGCTGCTGTTTATTCCGACAATTTTCTAATTTCTTCCTTATCTTTCAAATCCTTGATTTCTTGTTCCAATAAACTGCTTTTTTCTTCAAGGTTGTTCGTTATTGTATCAATATTGTTAATGTTTTCCTGTAAATCATTTATAACATTCATATTCTTACCAACATAATCTTCTGTTATAATGTCATCCGTATTTTCTTTATTCTCTATCAGAGAAAAATATTCACGCATAAAATGCTCTACCATGGACTTTTTGCGCCTTTCTATATTCTCTTGTAACGGTGTCCCATTATCTACTGATGGGGCCTGTCCCATTGGTACGCTCTCTTCCTCACCAGTCATATCTTCTCCACCACCAGGGCCACCACCAAGAGAATCACTATTTAGCACACCTCCCATAGCGCCTCCCATCGCACCAGGTCCAACTGGAGCCATAGGGCCTTGCTGTTGTTGTGGCTGCATTTGTCCTGGTTGTTTATTATAGTCACGGTATAAGTTATCCACAGTGTCAAAAATACCAGTATTCGTGATGACCCCTGGTGTCATGTTCAATTCATTGACAATCGCTTTTTCTAAGCGCATTTCACACAAGATATCTTTAATGTCAGTTTCACTAAACTTCATGATATCCTTCATGACACGATGCCAAGACATCATCGGCATACCATTACCAGGGTCAGCAAGTGCTGTTGATGCTGCTTGTATTCTTTTTGTCAAATCCTCCATTTCAAGTGCCTCGATTTGTGCAGAAGGATTGTTTAATGAAAGTGTAAAATTAGTGATATCGTCTTCGAAACCCATAATGAACAAATGCAACATTGCGATTTTGTTTAATTCAAGTAACAAATATTGTTGAATTTTGTTCACCATTCTGCAAAAACGAATATCCATTAAACTTAAGTTCTGTCCTCTACCCTGTGGCCCTTGGAAGTTTAAAAATGCCTTTGGAACTCTTAATGCCGCGAACACTTTGCTTTGCATATATTGTATGTCTTCCATAGCAGTAGTGTTCTGCGCTGCTTGCAACGTTTCAATTGGGTTAGGTGCGTTCTCTGTTCTTACTGGTATGAAGTAGTCTGTTGAAACATCCATAAAGTTTTTACGAAGGTCAATCTGACCAGTTTGAGGGTCAATGATTGGTGTTCTTTTAAAATTGTTTGCAATATCATCAACATATGCTTTAACATCAGACTCGTCAATACCACCAACATAAATTTTGAAAACCCTTCTTTCAATGCTTCTATCAAGACGATAAATTAGCATTGCGTCTTCCATCATGCTCCACATTCTCCACGCCCTTCTTGCTTTATGTAGTATTGACGTACCGTAAGGCAAAAAGAAACTATCGTTCAGCATTCTGAAATGCGCTACTTCCCAACTCCAAAACGGCTTGTTATCATTATGCCCAAGCCAGACAAACTTAACTTCATCTGGTTTTAATTTGTTCGTATCTGTTGGCATTACCATTGACATTGATGATGTGGAATACCCGTTTTCCACACGTTCCATTTCAAACGGATTTAAACGCCTCCATCCCATAATTCCATTGTCTTTATCAATGTTTAGAAGTTCAAAATCGTTACCGTATTTACACATGCCACGACAAATCATTGGCAAAGTAACGTTGATGTTTAATCTATTAACAAACAAATCTTCCAAAATGGCTTTAATCCTTTCTGATTTGGAATAAACATTTAACATTTTACCCTTACTGTTTACACAACACGCCTCCTCTGCATAAATGTCCAGCGCTGAACCAATTTCTGGCATTGTCTCCATCAAGTCAGAATCACGGTACATTAACTTAACACCGTTCAATCCTGCTAATCCTTCCATCGCACTGTCAGCGCCAGCTTTAACCCAATGATAGGATAAAAGTTTTTGTTGTCTGATATCCTCTAACTTCTTTTCATAATCCTCTTTATTGTTCGTACTGTAAACGACAGGACTTGGTGTACCGTATGCTTTATCATCAACAAATATATCTGGTACATTGTTGCCTCTCATTAACTTATTGAGGTTTTGAAAAATTGTATTTCTATTAGCCATATTCTCTTGTTATAAATGTCTTATATACATATAAATAGTTTTCTATTGTAAAATAGCCATTGTATCGTAAATAGTAAACGCTTATTGACTTTTACAAAAGTTTTGTTTATATTTATTAAAATACTTGAAAAATGGAAACAAACGGATATCTCCAAATACAGCCGATGACCTTTGATGAAAAAGTAAAACTATACATGGAACTAACAAAAAAGGAATTGGCAGAAATGTTGGCAACAAGGGATAAATATGAATCAGCAATGAATCCAAACTCAATTGAGTACTATAAACTCTTTGAACAACAAACATCAATGTGTGAAAGTTTGGACGATTGTATTAACGAAAAAAAGGACTGTGTAAATTGTCCTTTCCTTGACAACAAGGATAAAGAAATTAACGAACCAGGATATAAATATAAAACATTAAGAACAGAAAATGGAATTTCATCTAGCGCATGCATTGATTCGGAAACTATGTAAACTAACAACACCTGTCACCATTGACGAGGAAACGGCTAAAATTTGTGCTGAAAACTCTGAAATGTTCAAACATGTGTCTTTGGTTAAAGATGTCTTTAAAACGCCAGAAATAACGTTTAAAGAGGTTACTGACTATAAAATCAAGCCGATGTATATTAATCTTTTCAATAATAAAGTGAAAATACAAATACCAGAGAAATATGTCTGTTATGACGTGTATAAAGACGTTTCATATTCATATTCATATGGTGAATTTAGGGTTTATACCCTGCCTTATGCCCTATTTGTAAGGTGCGGTAAAGTATATGAATGTAGATTTACGCTACCAAAAACAGAAGTAACATCCCTCGAAAATTATTTCATTTCAATTTTAGAATATTGTGAAGGACATGGTAGTCACGCACACAATTTGGGTAAAACAGTAGAACATCTTGGTAAATTCTCTATCGGTATTCCTTTTGGTAATGGTTATAATATTGAAGTAAGAAACGGGAATGTTATGGTTTACCCCAATTCACAACACTTTATTGTTGATAGAAGTTATATTGTGCCAGAAAAACTAAAAGAATATGATTTGGCGTGTAAACGGTACAATCAAAACGAAAGTCCGTTTATTATATAAACAAAAGCCGTAAGAGAAATCCTACGGCTTTTCTATTAACTACCACATGTTATATTTGTTGTTTATTCACAATTTTTATCTTTGATGGGTCAAATATCACATAGTTCCAAAATTTCTTGCCATTATCACGATTTTCTCCACGATATTTCAAACCGACATAACCGATGGAATCGAGGTATTTAGATGCCTCCTCATCACTACCAAGTATTTGTGATATGGAACCATATAAATTTAAGCCATCCGTTGATTTTCCAATGTAACTACATTCATATTCCCAAAAGTCATTCTGACTGTTAGCATATGCTTCTTTTCCGTAGTCAGTGTTTAAGTAATAATTAAAGAAGTTTCTGGCTATATTGTTTGCCTCTGTCGGGGTTATTCGTTGGTCATTCAGATATTTTCCTTGTGGAACTTGTACTGTATATATCATACCACCCCTTCCATATTCTTTGGCACAGTCTGGATAATCTGTTAAATAGACACCATAACCTCAATCTTGCTGTCCCCATCCAGAAGACAAGTAAGCTAAATCGAATTGATTGAAATCTGCTCGTGTTCCATGATAAAGTGTTCTATCTTCTTCCAAGTCATGCCCTTCCTTTAACCCACTTTTTATTGTACCATTAAAGTTTCTTGCTTTTTGTACGTCTCTTGTTCTTCCATCACCCTGTGCTATTATTGCAGGATGTGTGCCATTGAAAAACTTGGACATGTCTTTTTCCACGTTTTTATTTCCATATAGATTAAAATCGTGTTTCATTTGTCTTTCGTCTTTGCCACTAAATCCTAAAACATCTTTTTCCCAAGGATTTGGTGAGGAGTAATCACACACCTTTGCTTTATCAAAGGAATCTTCTTTAACAGGTATAACAACATTCGGGTTAAATATACAAATACTTTCAACATCCCAAGTATCAAGTCCCTCTATCGGACTGTTCCACATTATATGGAAATCCCATGCTGCTTTTTTTGTGACATAAATTCCGTCATAATTTTCCACCAACCAATGAATATCAAGGCCAAACTTCCCTGTAATCTTGTTAAACCTGGTTGATACGTCTTTTAAATCTTCTAAATTGTTAATTACATATATTTTAGCGTCTGGAGATAGTTTAAACAAGAAATGTTTATCGAAAGTATCACCTCTGAATTGCTCCCCATCACACCAATCGCCTCAATGACTACCGTTTTTACTATCCAATGGTGAGCCTCATAGCCCCCCAAATGGTTTGTTTAACCACGTAGCAGAGTTATCAACCTTCCTAAATAATTCAGGGTCGTATTCGTCTGCACCATATTGTACAAACGTTTTATCCAAAACATTATGTGTGTTAACACCTTCTAGTATTTTAGTACAGACAGCCTTAACGATTTTGTGTATATCATTTTCAGTTATGGTAATTTTCTTTTTCATTAGTTAACAGCAAAAATTCTTTTTATAGCTTCTACATGTATTCTTGCAATAATTTCTCTACCCCAATCAGTTCTTAAGAAAGCACAGTCTTCCTTGTTGTCCATAAACAAGTTTTCTGTTAAAACCGCTGGACAATATGTTGAATTGATAATTGTGAAGTTCTCTTCATAATCAGGGTCTCCGTCTGACCAATCCCTTCTGATTTTCATATCGAACCTTGGTAAAAGTTTTTCTGCTTCTTCATATAGAATCGTTGCATATCTGTCGCTTGTGGTTGCTCCTTTTGTTGTATATGCACTCCATCCACGAGCTTTCATCCAATCACCATTTCCAGCGGCATTTGCGTGTACCGAAATTAAGAAACAGTTCCCTTTTCCATATTTGTTACAGAAACTATTAACCCTTCTTGCGCGTTCCGTCAGTTTAATATCTTTTTCTATTTCTGGAGTAATAATTTCATATCTAATTCCCAAAGCGTCCAATTTACTGGCAATTCTAGCAACAATGGCTCTATTGAATTCATATTCAAAGAATTGATAGCCATCTTCCCAAACTGGGCTTCTTTTACCAGGGGTTGATTTAGCGTGACCGTTATCCAACAGCACAACCATGTTTTGGTTATAAACAACTTTAGGCTCAGTTGCAGAGGATAGAACGTTTTCCTCTGACTGTGGTTCTTGTGGTTGTTGTTCTATTGGTTTCTGAACTTGTGGTTGTTCGCTAATAGGTTTTTCTTCTGTTTTTTCTTTGTTAGTAAACATTTTAAATAAATTGAAACACATATCTGTATTATTTTATAAGTCACATGTAAGCCCCATAAGGCCCACTGCTTTTATTATTTGACAATGTTGTATTTGAATAAAATGGTAACTTAAAGTTCTTCTTTTTAGGCTCGTTCTTTTCGGCTTCTTGTTGCACCTTATAACTGGTTGTCCAAGCGCCTAAAATTGCTTCACTTTTCTTTTTAGCTTTTTGAAGTTTGTTTAAACTAAATTTCATAACAAACAATCCCATCGCAAGACACGTTAACGTATCATCGTGACATCCATCTTGGTGGTCGATTCTGGCAGTAGGGCCTTTATAAATCCACGTATCCAATTCAGCGATAACTCTTCTTGAACGGATTTTAAATTGATTTGTACGAACCATATCAGCAAAACCAATAAGCATCTGGTCGCGTACTGCGTTTGTGTGGAAACCAGGTGCTCTACCGTCTGTCACAGGTATTGTTGATGCTTCTCTTTGTATTGTATAAGATTTAAGGTCAACATCATCATAGAAAAGATTCTTATATTTTAATCTTTGCATCATTAATACACAAGCATCACCCGTACCACCAACACAATCAACAACGGCGAATGCCTCTCCATACATACGTCCATAGTAATTTGCCATTTCTCCAACGGTATCACCCATTTTCTTTCCGTGATATTCCAAAACTTGTTCTATGCAAGGCATACCATCATCATCAACACCGTCCAAGTCAATAATCTCAATGGCAGTACTATCAGCAGCATCACCTCTTGAACAATCAATTGACATTAAATATCTATGTCCTGGTATTGGTTCTTTCCACACCCAAGTATCTTCACAAAGATTGTCAACGTATAATGGTTCCCTAACATTAGTATCTAACTGCATTTGGATTGCTTCTGGTTCCACAACGTTTGCTGCTGAACCCAAGAATGAGACATCCAACTCCTGCGCAATTTTCATGCTGTCATTGTTGAATTGTTGGCACATTTTAATATACCATGGAGACCTTGGTTTCCACCCTTCTTTTTCTCTTTCCATCCATTCTTTTGGTGTGAACCTAACATCACCATTCTCGTTAATGGTTGGCTCTTTGTAAAACTCCATTTCGTTTGTTTCTGGATTTCTTCTTGTCCATTCCAAAAACTTGTTGTACCTTGGGTCTTGATACCACTTTAATTCAACAAGTTCAAAGTGGTTCCAGTCTTTTGTTCCCTTCAATTTTGCTTGACGGCATGTTTCATAGTACAAAAGGTCTTTACCATTTGGGGTTGAAATCATTATGACGTGCCCACCAGTTGATACTGTAGGAACAGCAGATGCATATACATCTTTTCCGTTTTCAATAAATGCTGCCTCATCAAATATAAGCCACGTAACACCACCAACACCACGAGAAGCATCAGGACCAGATGAACGTGCTACTACACGGCAACCGTTTTTAAGAACAAGTTCTTTTGTGTTACAAATATTGAAAAGTTGTTTCTTTGTTGGCGGCTTCGAAGGGTCACCAGTTAACTCAACAAACTCATCACCCCATATTCAAGCAGGAAATTGGAATAAGAATTCACGTATTTTTGTTACCATCTGTTGTGCAAGGTCAATCGTATTACCAATAACAAGCACGGTTTGTGGTGATGTTGGGTCTGCAAGGGCTAATTCACAAGCAATGAAAGCACCACACGTTGTTGTAATACCAGCCTGTCTTGGTTTGGTTGTAACAACGTTGTTTGCGTTTCCAAGAGTTTGGCACAAGTCCTTTTGCCTTGGAAACAAATCAAATTGCACTTCCTTTCTCTGGGTTGCATCATATGTCTTAAGATAGTGTGTAATCATATATATGCGTGAACTATCTTCCGCACATTTTACATACTCACTTCTCAAATAATCATAGTCAATTACCACAGTATTACATGTTTAGTATATATAAATAGTTTACTAAATGATTTAATATCAAATCCACATTTGCGTTTGCTAACTATTTATAAATATAAAACAAATAGTTATGACCAAAATCACTGAAGAAATACAAGATTTATTCTGGAAAGTAAGGGTAACATTGGGTGCGCCTATACGTGCTGTTGAACTTACGGATGACCAATTGTGTGGGCTTCTAGATGTTTGTATTGAAGACTATGCTGAAAGGGCGCAAAACTTTGTAGTTGATAATAATTGGATTGCATTATACGGTAAAAATATAAACAATATTGATTTGGCTTATGCTATGTCTGTTAGGGCACTGGATATGTCAAAAGATTATAGTTATTGGTTTTCAAAACAAGTTGGATTACAACAAGAAGGCCCTTGGGAATTGAAAAAAGATTTCTTTACTATTGAAAAAGGGAAACAAGTTTATACGGTTCCAGCAGGAAGAGTAATTAACAGAGTTATGTGGGTTAATCCTCCGACAACACAAGCAGCCTTATTTGCTAACTATGGCGGTATTGATATTGGGTTTGGTGGTGGATATGCACAGTTAGGTGGTGGCGCATACGGCCCAGTAGGTGGATTCTATACAGCGCCTGCTGCCGATGTTGCTTATATGGCAACAGATTTACAATATAAAAACCGTCTTCTAAGAAGTGATTTGGTGTATAAGGTAACGGCTGGGCCAGAAGGGACACATCTGATTCATTTACTATCTACTCCTGGTAGCAAACTTCATTTTGGACTGACAAACGGTATTGCTGGTGCTTTATCACTTGTTGGTTGTGAAGTATGGTACACATATTATGATGCAAGTAAAGGTGATGTTGATGAATGTATGCGATACAACGCAAATGATGTCCTTTTATCACCAGACCAAGTACCACTAAGTAAAATTGATTTCACTTTCTTGAACGAACCAACAAAAGCGATTGTGCGTCAACTCCTTATTGCAAAAGCCAAAATTACCTTGGGTTTGATTCGTGGTAAATTCTCTGGAAAGGTTAGCATACCAGAAGCAGAAATGCAAATGGATTACAATATGTTAATTACACAGGGTAACGATGAGTGGAAATCAGTAATGGATAGATTGGACAAACGCCTTGAAAGACTACGCCCAGTAAACGTAATGAAAGAAAATGCAGAATTAGCACAACAAATGTTGGAAATACAGAAACATACACCTCTTGGTATTTATGTCATATAAGTTTTGAATGGATATAAAAACAAAGCCGTAAGTTAATAACCTACGGCTTTCGTTTTATTCATCCCCTTTCTTTTTCTTTCCCTTCTTGTTTGCTTTCTCTTGTGCTTTCTTTTCTTTTTGTTCATCTTCAATCTGTGCGATTGTATATTTGGCAAGCAAAGCAGCTTTCACAGCATCATCCTTATATTTTTCATAGAATCCAACTGGTACTGTGATTGAAGGTGTACCGATAACAACCTTATCTTTCTCTGAATCATAGGCAACTTGGTCAAGACCCATTCTAATCCACATTAGTTTTGTTTTTTCATCGACCTTATCAAACACATCTTCCCTAATCAGCACCAGCACCAAGTCTTCTCTGTTACTTAGATATTCTGCGGACGCACTAGCTTTCATAACACTAATTACATCTTTGAGTTTACCAAAATGAATTGTTTCAAAATCAATGTAGCCAGACAAATCTCTTTCTTCCGCTACCTTTTCAACAAGTTCCTGAATATCTTCAGATGCTTTAACAAATTTACTCATTATCTTTAATTTTTAATTGAAATTATTTATATTCAAATATACCAAAAGTTTTCAACAATGCCAAGAAAAAAGAGACGTGGACCAAAGAAAAAACGTGGGCCAAAGAAGAAAGTCATAAAAAAGCAAAGGTACGTTTTCACGAAATGGCCTTGTAAACTTATTGTCTGTGCTAATGGTAGGATGAAGAAAAATTACGGAAAGTTTCGTCATATAGAGGAAGCTTACGAAAAAGTTAATGAACTACTAAAGGAAAGTGAAGATGTTGAGTTTCCTAAACTCATAAGGAACTTTAATGTTTTAGAACCAGTTAAATATGAATATGTGATACTGGAAAGAAATGATGATGGAACCAAACCAAACCCAAAATTCAGAAATGAATATGGCAAACTGGTGGAGTATAAGACAGAAACAAAAAATTGGGTAATATTAGATATGTTTCCATTTAAAGTTGAAGAAAATGTCTGGGTAGCAAGTACAGGTCCGAAAGTTAGAAGAACATTTAGATGGGTTTACAATAATCTTATAATAGATAAACTAGATTCACGTTATGACTTCTTACAAATAATTATCTATAAAAATAAAGTCCTAATCAAAGAGGATAATGGACAAATGGAGGTTATTGTGTGTAAAAATACAAGCGATTCAATTAGATTCTATAACCTTATCGAAGCAAATCTAAAAAAAGATAAAATAAAGCAAGTTATCATGCTTGGTATTGTAGGAAGCCATACACATCAAGCAAGAAAAATAATTGATGAAATATCGGAAGCAACTGGCTGGGATAGGATAAAGGTTAAAAGAGTGGCTACTTGGACCTAATTGTTTTCCCACACATACTTTATTAGCCCACAATCCCAAATCTTATAATATCCGAGTTTTTCAGTCATTTCTCTCTCAGTCATCGTCATAGGAAAACCGTATTTCCTGTTCAGATTTTTTTTCCTAAATCGAAACTTATGCATACGTTTACCGTGTCCATTCGTATATGTATAATTTGGTAGAAGCGTTTCCTTTCTTTCAAAGCCCAATTTTACATACATATTATTCTCATTATAGCACCAGCGAAGGTCTAAAAAAGATTTCACGTGCAACGGTTTAAACATAGTTACGAAGTACTTGAACATCTTTCCAGCAACACCTTGGCAGGAATAGGATATGTTCGTTGCATATCTAGTTAATTCCCATTCGTTGTTATATTTGGTAAATGTCATTACAGCAATTAATTCATTATTGTAATAGGTTCCCATGTAAACACTTGATGAAGCATAACCCTGTATGTGCCATCTATTTAAAAAAGTTTCGGCATCATTTTTACTTATTTCTCTTACAACACATTTTCTTGCTGGTATTTTCTTTTCAAACACTTTAAACCCTAGTACTATGGCTATTTTATCAAATACAATATCTTTATGAAATAGGTATTCATCTTCGAATATATGAAGCAGCGTTACGTTTTTTTCTCTTGCCTTTTTTTGTTTGTTTAGGTGATAATATTTATCTTTTGTGTATTGTTCGCTGTGCCACTTTATACCGTTAAACTCAATACCTATTTTTTTCGATGGCACATATATGTCAATTTCTTGTCCTTCAAGAACAGTTTTATCTCTTTTTATAACACTATCATCACCAAGAAACTTTGTTATAAAATCAACAATTTCATCTTCTGCCGTTGATAGATGGTTTCCACATTTTGGACATCCTTTACCTTGTAAAAGGGCATCTGGACAAATGTAAAAATCACCATGCACTTTACCTTTATAATCCAACTGATTGCATGTAACACAAACCTTTTCTTGGCTTTTTATGTAATTTACTTTTGAGTAATCATATTCTGGGTGTATTGTTTTCGCCTTTTCAATAAATGTTTCTGTGGTATATGTTTTTGTTCTTGCTTGTTTTTCTTTACCAATATCAGGATGTGTACATCCTTTTAAGTGTACGGCTGGCTCTTGCCAAAAAACACCATATTCTGTTCCATCATCCCTCAATTCATGTGAAATAATTTTCACCTTTGTGTGCATATTTTTATATTTGACTTGTGAGTAATCAAGATTTTCACCTTTATGTACCTGTTCAAATCTTTTAATAATCTCTTCTTGTGTAAGTCTTTTTTTGTTAGAGATTTTCAAGCCTCTTTTTCTTGGATGCCCTTGTCCTTTCAGCAAGTTTGACGGTGTGGCTTCATACTCACCATATTCAACACCATTTTCATCTAAATCATGGTCGATGATAATAACATTTGTTCTATTGTTTATGTAACGGACTTTTGAATAATCTAGTTTTTCAAAAGGGTGTTTTTTCTTACAGTTTTCGATGAAATTGTAGCATCTTTCTTCTTGTGTCATATCATAAAGTTTTTACAAATATACACATAAATACTCATAAAAACAAAAATAGCGTCAATATTATGTAACAACAAAAACAGTATAAGAAAAATGGGAACCACAACGTGATTCCCATATTTCATTTGAATTAGATAACTTTTGATTATCTGAGTTCGTTGATGTCCCAAGTAACAAGACCATCCACGCGGACAGCACCGTAGAAACGAGTGTTGACACATTTCTTTGCGTAACGGGTGATGATACCCTTCACTGGAGCAAAGTTCATTGGATTGTAGATGGTAGGGGTAAGTTGCATAGGGATATATGGTGCATAAATGTAACCAGTATCCAAAAGGCTCTTACCTTTGTGACCCATGATAAGTGACCATGAAGGTGAATAAGGGTCCATGTAAACTTGGAAACGACCTTCGAGTGAACCAACTCTTTCGATACCCATGTTGTACTGGTCAGATTCTGCTGATGCATCACTTACGTGGAAGTACTCAAGGTTATTGAAGAGGGCGCTGATTTCGGTAGAAACCACGATGAAGTTAGCACCACCACGGAGGGTAGCTTTGTGGATTTGTCCTGAAATCTGGTTAACTTTGGTGATAAGTTCTTGGTTCCAGTCTTTCTGAGTGTAGTTGGTTGAGTAACCAGCCATTCTTCTCCAACCGTTAACGTCCCAACGAGCCTGCCAAGGAGCAGCTTTACGAAGGTCACGGAGAATTTCACGGTCAATTTCAGCAGCAATCTGCTCTGAAAGGAGTGCTGTTAACTCTGCTTCAGCGTCAATATTGTGGAATGCGTTGACGTCCTGTGCCATTTCTGGTGACCAGGTAGCACGGAGTTTACGTTCCTCTACTGATACGGTAACTGAATCGAGTTTGAATGAAACTTCACCCATTTCAGTTTCAAGTTCAAGTGAGTCATACTGACACCAAGCGACTTGGAACATGTCATTGATAGCATCAATGTCAATAGCATCTTTGGAGATACCAATGTAACCATCAATGGTTGTGCCCTGTTTCTTAATAGGTTTTGCAAGGTCAAGGTCGAGGTAGATGAAACCTTCAGCATCGCAAGGATTGCCATAGGAAACAATACCTTTACCGTAACGCTGTGTGACAACGCGGAAAGGAACGCTTTCTAATTCACGGAATGAGGTGAAAGGAGCGTCAGATTTGATTGCTTTCTTTGTGATAACTTTAAGGGAAGCCAAGAAAGCTTCGGTGTCCATTTCGTTTCCGTCAGGACCAGTTAGTTTGCTAGCATTGAATGCTGAGAAACCACCAACTCTAACGATAAGGTTACGTACACTGTCATCACCGTAGAGAACTACGTCTTCAATGTCTTCAAGTTCAACAAGCTGACGATTTACGAACACCATAGGTGTTACTTCACCAACGCGGATGTGAATCTTACCTTTACTGTTGTCATAAAGGAAGTCGTTGTAGAAGAGGTCATAGAGGGTAGGCTCCATGTATTTGGTTACCTCAGGGGTAGCCTGACGGACTTTAGCGCCGTTTGCGTTAGCAACTGCCTCGTCATAGGTAGCGCCTTTAACTGGTGACCATTCTTTGGTTTCTTCGTCATATGATTCAAATGTCATGTTATTGACAACTTCGTCAGGAAGATAGAAACGATTCCAACTGTTACCATTTCTGCGGTCGATTCTTTCATAACCCATAAGACCTTTGTGAGAAGCGGTTACACCGTCAGTAATTGCTGAGTCAGACCAAGTTCTCTCTGAGGTTACAGGAAGCATGTAGAACAATTTACCAATAGGAAGGTTCATTGCTTGTACAGAAACAATGTCATTAGCAAGGAGTTTGCTGAAAACACGTCTGATGATAGGGAATACAACAGTTTCGAATGAGCCACTGTTGTTTGCATCGGTAGCTTCTTTAAGAAGGGCTTTAGCCTCGTTCTCATAAAGCATAGCGATATTCTCTTTTACCAAACCCTTAAGACCTTCGGTCATTCCGAGGCGGTCCCAACGTTCAGTAATCTGATTTCTGATTTTTCTAGATTCGTCAAGTTCGATTGTACCGATTTGACCACTTGTTAAAAATTCTTTCATTGTTTTGTTGTATTGTTTTAATTATTTTTCATTTAGCAATTCATCATTCTTTTCATCATATCTTTTACATCTTTAAGTCCTTCTGTCTCGTAAACTTTGGTTTCGTTGATAGCAGAACCGTCTGTTGTTAAAGATTTACTTTCAAGAGTGACGGTTTTGTTTTTAGCTTGGAGTTCTCTATTAATTGACTCGTAAAGCATGTTTGACTGTTCAATCGTTTTTGCTTCGCTGAAACGGTTAAGGATGTCAGCCTTTTCGGATTTGCTAGTTGTGTTTTCCATGAAAAGTTTGGTAACTTTACCAAGGTTAACAGTAAGCAAGAGGGTTTCTTGAAGTGTTTGTCTAACCTGTTTAACAGTGTTTTTCAAAGCTTTGTTTTCAGCAATAACTGCTTCTGATTTCTCAATAAGGGATTCCATCATCTTCTTATAAGATTTCAAAGTATTTTCGTTGGTTTGTCCAACATACTGTCCTTCTTTAGAAGTAACATGGCCCACTTCTGGAGTTTTACCAGGGTTATTACCAGAATCACTTTTTACCATATGGCGTTTTTTAGGAAGTGTTCTGTCTTTTCCTTCTTCAACTTGTTCATCAGGAGTTAAGCTGTCGAACTTAGGATTCTTAGGGTCTTCTTCCGTTGTAGCGTCAATATGGTTTGCTTCTTCTTCAACTGTTTTTTCACCATAAGGGTCGCCCTCTGATTTAGCATTGCCAGCCCAAGGCTTTTTGGCTCCAGTTGGAACGCCAGCGTCCAAAGTTTTATATTTGGATGGCTCGTTATTGGAAAGCCCCTGGATTGGGTCTTTGCTTTGGTAGTTGTCAGTGTAACCGAGGTCCACCTCAAATACAAGTTCTTTGTTTTCTTTCATAGTCTTAGGTTTTTTAGCATTAGATTTTGCCTTACTTTCTTTTAAATTTCTACATTCTTGTTCAAGTTCTTCTGAATCTTCTTCTGATTCTTCGTCCTCGTCACCAAGGTCAATTACATATTCAGCGTCATTTTCAGCGTCTTTAAGAGTGATTTTGTCACCGTCTTTTTTGACAACAACATTGTCATCATTCTTCAAGAGTTTGTAAACTTTCACTACAGTATCGTAGTCTTCCTCGCCTGTAAGGTCATATGTATCATCATCCACTTTGAATTTGTCGAATTGTGACCATTCATCTGCGTTTTCATCATCTGAAACTTCCTCGCCTTCTTCAGATTCTTCACCTTCTACTGGCTGTTCGTCACTTTCTGGTGCGTCATCTGTTGAAACTTCGTCAGAACCATCAACAGGTTCAGTGGAATCCGTGTTTTCAATACCATTATCTTCACCACCTTCTTCAGATGCTGGGTCTTGAACTTCATACTCATCTTCGTCTTCAATGGATTCTCTGAGTACATTCTTAACCTCTTCTTTCAAAAGTGTTGAGATAGTGTTTTTGCTTTCAGCTTTAATACTGTTCTTGATATTTTCAATATCGCTTAAAGCCTCAGCGACAACATCTTTTTTATTCTTTTTCTCGACCATATTGATAATCGGATAATATGCTTATTATTTTTTAATATAAATACTTCGTTTTTTCAAAAAAATCGTTGTTTTGACTAATAATCATCGTTTTAAAGCCAAAACCTATAGTTAACCATTAAGTCAATCGTTATATTTTTCAAATTTTTCGAAAATTAACGGGCTGTCTTTACGTTTTTCTTCCACATATGTTTGGATTTCTTTTTCGTCTGTTGATATCCACGCATTTGGTGTACTAGGTTCACTAACAACATCCCAACAAATTAATTCAAAGTCATCACCAACTATAAGTTTTCCAAATCTTTGTTCCACGGAGCCAACACCTCTTGATGATACACCAATCTTCAATCCATTTATAAGATGGTTGGCCACCATATCGCCTAAGCAAGTTATAGCACCAAATCTCCTAAAAGCCTCACTTGTTTCAATTTCCATTTTACCAACAAGTGTGTGACCTTCCCAATGAAGTTCTATGATGTTCATACATATCCTTCCAAGGTCAATTACGCTTTCTGACGGGTGATTACAGTTCTTTGTTCAGTGACATTTACCATTATCCATAACATACCATACATGGTTATCAACTTCAACACACATTACATCACCATCATAATCTTCCTCTGATACCTCAATAAACCTTTTGTCTAGGTAAATACCTTTGGTTAGAGACCTATACGTAAAGTACATTGGTTGTGAGTTCTCACCTTTGATTAATCTTCCTTCAATTAATCTATTGTTGTCTCTACTCTCACAAAGTAAGTTTCCAGAATATCCTATTTTTAATTGTATTTCATTTAAATCTAGTGCTAGTTGTTTTGATGTTGAAAAAACGTCATCGGTTAAGTTTCTGTTATGTTGTTTTTTACCACCACGTATTCTTCCATCACCTAATACAAATCAATCATAGAATAATCTAAGCGTTTCTTTTGATTGCTGTTTCAACTCAAATGGAACAAACTTGTCATAGCAAAGGCCAAACTGTTGAACATAGTTACACAATCTCATGTCTGATATAACATAAGTTTTCACCCCACCACTTTTTTCATTAACAGTGAAATCAATACCCCATTCCTCTAACATCTTTTGTATTTCAATACAAACTTCCTCTTTTTTCTGGTGTATATTTACTTTATGTGATTTGCTACCAACTTTTGAATGTGAACCTTCTGATAGGTAGATACCCATAAACTTTGCAAAGGTTTTCATAGGGATAACCAAATCTTTGGAATATTTTTCAAAAAGTTCGTGTTTAATTCTTTTCCCCATTTCCTCTGGTTTTAATGCTGGTATTGTAAAATACTCATCGTCTCTACCAATCCAATTGCCAGTTTTTGGTATATAGAAATGTGATAAATTGTCGTTATTTAGAATTTCCTCTGCTGTGACAAACTTTCTAAACTTATAATTTCTGTCGTAAATTGGATAGCCGTGGTCAGGAGTTACCAAATCGTTAATATATCTATTTTTAATATTGATTAAATTACCTTTGTGGTGATATCTAACAATGTTCTTAATAGGTTTAATTTCTATTTCGTTTGTCTGTGTGTTGAGTGTTACAATGTTTTCGTATTGCTCAACTTCATCCAAACGTTTCCAACCACTTTCGGTTAATATCATAGCTTCTGGTCTATAACATTCACCGTAAGCCCTTCTTTCTTTGATTTTTACCTGATATTTTTCAACTTCACGTTTAAGAGTTTCTTCTGGGTAGATACGTCCATTTGCGTTTTCAATGCCGAATTTTTGGAAAACGGCTGAAACAATAAACGGATTTGGAACAAACCATTCCTTGCCACTCTCTTTGGTGCTTTCAAAGAGTTTTTTATTGTCATCATTTTCCATTGAGATATATCCGTCATGTTCAATTAGAATACCTCTACCAGTCTGACCTTTCTTAATCTCAACAAGTTTTTCCATTTATTTCGTTTGCTTTTTATTCACAATTATTAAATAAATAGTTTGTATTTGTCATTTATTTGTAGTATCTTTGTATTAAGATGTTGAGTGAGAAAACCATAGAAAAATTGAAAGAACTATCAACGCTCGAAGACAATTGGAATGGCTACGGCGCACCCCATTTGACGGACAGGGTTCTTGATAATACTAGGACTGTTTTGTCTTATTTACATTTTGACCCACAAATATTTCCAACTGGAAGAAACTCTATACAGTTAGAGTATGGTAATGATAAAGATAGAATAGAATTGGAAATTTTTGAAGACACAGCACAGTATGATATTATTAAGAACTATGATTACATACTTTGTGATGAGCCAGTAACAATTGAAGATTGTGTCGCAATTTTAAACGATTTCTCTGTACAAAATAAAAAATAACCATATATTTATAGATATAAGGTTATTTTGTAATGTTCAGAAAAACGTTTATAAAGATATTGTTCAATCTGTACTGGATAGTTTCGCTGGTTACGTTGTTAGAACCTAGCGTAGATACTACTTTATTATCTATGTCTTTCTACGAGTTCTTCAACACCATTTAATGTTACCACTTGTATGTGGCTACAAAACCATCTACTTCTTGTGTTGTACCAACAACGGCACTATAATTTGGAATTACTATCGAATTCTTCTTGTAACTGTTGTTTAGTCATAACCTTACCATTTTTCTTGATATTGTTAATACGCATTTCCTCTATTTGTTTTTTAGTGTATTGTAATTCTTCCTGTGTCGTGTTAAATTGTACGGCTGCTTCACCATTTGTCAAACTATTTTTAACACCTGGTTGTTTGTCAATTAATCCCATCATTTCACTTGCATTAGGGTCACCTTGAACATCAAAACTTACTACTGGTAAATCATTATCATTTTTTGGCCCAGTTTGTGTTTTATTGCTTACCTTAATATTATAATCACCACTTCTTTTTCCTATATTAACTGCATTTTGCACTTCTTGTGAATCCACTCCATTTCCGTCAAACCCAACGTTTAATGTTGTGACAACCTCATTTAATTGCTTTCTGGTTAAAACTAAGTTTTTCATATTGTCGTTTTTGTTATAAATAGTTGTCAATAAAGAAAATGCCCACCAGTTACGGTGGGCTTGGTAATTAATCTTGTTTTGGTCTTTTGTTTTGTGTTGGTAAAAAGGATTCGCACAACGTGCGTTGGTTATTTTCGTCTCATTATTTCTTCAAGTTGTTTCTTTTTGAAAACAACTTTTTCTTGTAACGGTTCTTGAGGCATATCTGGACCCATTGGTTGTTCTGGCATTTCACCTCCAACTGGTTGCTCTGGCTGTTGGCTTTCAGCGTATTTTATGGTAGCCTCTTGCTGGTCTGGTGTCAAATTACTCCAAACCTGTTGGAGTTGTTGAAACTTAGGGTCATTTGAAACATCCCCCATTGGGTCTTCCATGTTCCCCATATCATCTGGGTTATTCATTTGAGCGTCTTGTCCATCCATTGGCATATCACCTCCATTTTCTGGAGCACCCATATCATCACCGTCATCAAATTCACTACTATCACCCATTGGCTGGCCATTAGCGTTAGGGTCTTGTGGTGGAACAGGAGAAGCACCACCTACTGGAGCTTGTTGTGTGGGGGTTTGCTCCGTTGGTGATGCTTCTTTTCCTATTTTCAGTACTTTTTTTTCTGTAATGCTAGATTCGTTTACATTTTTTTTTTAAGTTCTGAAATAACACTGTCTGTGATAACCTTAACAAGTTCTGAATAAGGTTTACCATCACCAATTGAAGAACCGAATGGTTTTTCATTGTGTACACTATCATCGTTCCAGTCTCTGTTGCCTTTATATTCATCAGAGCCAGTTGGAGGAAGTGACATAGGTTTCTTTCTATAGCCAGGATGTTTACCAAAGTCATGTAGTTCAGTTTTCTCTTCGCTCATTATAGATTTAGAAACTGATTCGACAATTTTGTTCATGAACGATTTTTTATTCTCATCAAGTTCTTCTGGGAAGTAGTCTTCTTCCTCTTCATCACCATAAACATCGTCACCATCATCAAACTCATCATCAGTTGGTTCTTCCACTGGTTCTTCCGCTGGCTCTTCTACTGGTTCTTCTACTGGTACGTCTTCCTCTGGTGCATTATCAATAGGTTCTTCGTCACCATCCATACCAGCAAGAATGCCTTTAAGTTCTGCGAGTTCAGCTTCCAAGTCTGTAATTCTTTCTTCCAAATCACTCTCATTAGAAGCATCTTCTTCACCATCATCAGTTAAATCATCAGATGTTAATTCAGCACCTTCTGGCTCACCATCTGCACCTAAATCAATTTCACCTTCAATTTCGCCATCTTCTGGTTCATCATCAACAGAAGTTTCGATGTCATCGTCCTCTCCTTCGTTGATAGGGTTCTCTTTATAAGGGTCATTATTATGGTCAGTATCTGGTGTACCAACACCTGCTGAACCAGGAAGTCCTTTATCCCATTCTCTCATTTCTTCGTTGACAGTTTGGTTGTAAGGGTCATTTGTTTCAGTCTTTGACATTTCGTGTGCACCAGTTA